TCTCCACAATCGTCCTGCCTTCTGCCACTGCGGTGATAAGACCGTCAGCCGACACCGTAGCAACCGCCGTATTGGAACCGGAAGGCTGATAAGTGTTGCCAGTCAGCGTCTTAAAGCCGTAAGCAACATAAGTCAGAGCATTTGTGAGTTCCTGAGCAGTAGCTGTACCTGCATGGGACTCAATAACGCCGACCGGGTTAGCAAGCGTAATCGCCGAAGCTGTGTTAGCCGTAGCAATGAATGTACCATTGTTAGCAGCATTAACAAACCCTGCAACTGTGAACGTCTCGCCAATAAAGTTATTGGTTCCGCCGCCCGTAATTGTGCCCTGGTAGATCGTCACACTCTTCTCATCAACCGCAACGCCAGCATGTGTTTCTGCCACTGCATTGACATTAACAAGGGTAAGTGTGGTAGTGCCGTTTGCCGAGCACTGGAATGTGCCGTTATTGGCGGCATTGGCGAAACCAGTAACAACGAAGGTGTCACCCTTGAAGTTGTTAGTGCCTCCACCAGTAATTGTGCCAGTATAAACCGCAACGCCAGCAGCCGCCAGACCGACCTGCGTCAGTGTGAAGTTGATAGGTGCCGAAGCAGCAGCAGCCGAACTAAGCACAAATGCCGTGCCTAGATTGACTTCGTTGCCCGCAGCATCCTCAACATTCGGGTCCAACTGGAAAGTCGTGGGGAAGTTTGTACCAGTCAAGGAAAGGTACACCTTATTGTGACCCACTGCGGAACTGAGGGGAATTTCATTGCCAGGAACCACAATCTTCGCGGCAACACCCAAACCTGTAGTAGCTTGATAAGCCATTTAATCTCCTATGTATATTTGTTTGTTTGTTACCGCTTAGCCAACGTATGCAAGGCGGACATAAATGTTAAAAGCCTGCGTTCCAGTTCCCGCAACATAGCCGCTCGTGGAAACCACGATGTTAGTACCAACCTTGGGCCTGAAGTTCAAGGTTCCCTGGTTAGTAGTACCTGTAGCAGCCGAACCAACCGACGCAAAGGACACTGTTGCCGAAGCCGACGTGTCAGCATCGGTATAAGTTACCACTACGCCCGCCAGTGTTGCAGCCGAGACACCCGAGTTGGCGATAACCTCATACGCGCTAAGCGAGTAAACTGCCGTGACCGGAGTTACGAACGTAAGCACATTTGCATTATCAGCAACTTGAGCCAAAGCCTGCGCCTTGGCAATTGTGTCAGTAACTGGCAACCAACCGGCAGTAGCCGATGTAGCAAAGTACTCCACACCATTTACCTTATCAATGCCTGTCGCAACCGTAGTTGCCGGAGCTACCCCAGAGGGCGCTCCGTTAAAAATTGAACTCATATTTCTCCTTGAAGAGACACTACTTGCGCCTCTAACTCCATAACTCGAAGCCTTAACGCTTCACAGTTATCACACCTTTGGTTCCTTATCTGCTGCTGTGGGGTTGCCCATCTAACGTTTCCAGGCTCGTAGCCTTTGTCGTTATCTACCCTGTCTAGAGAAGTACCATCCGGTCTCGGTCCAACTTCTTTGTAAAACTCTAAAAAGGATGTAAACTTAAACCTGATTCCCCTATCGTAATAGTTGGCGCGTTTTTCTTTGTTGTTTGGGTTACAACGTTGTTTAGCACCGTAGTAAATCATGTATTCAGGAGAATTCCGCATACCGTGATTGTCCCTGCATCGGTTTCGTACCGCAGTAGCTTCCGATCCTAGACAACCACAGCTTTTAGTTGCCCCTGAAATTAAATGATTCGATGCAACTACCACAGTGTTGCCGCACTCACATACACAATTCCACAGAATCCTTCCTGCGCGGGACTTGCCAGCGCGGGAAGACACCGTTAAACGCCCCCGTACTTGGTTAGTTAGGTCTATAAAGTTTCCCATATCAATAGTATACCACAAAACAGATAAGAAAGCAAGGGAGCGTTTTGAGGCGCTCCCTTTCGGTTAATTACGAAATCGCGCTCGCGGCGTCAATCTCGCGGATACGGCACTTTTGTTACTCGCATTTCTGCGGGATAGATCATTTCTGCCTATCTCTTACAGTTTCTTTTCCTGTAAGATCGGACTATTGCATCACCTTTCGGCGTCTACTCGCTTAGTCTCTCACGGTGCCCAGCATTGCTGCCTGCTTCCGCCTCGTTGGCATTTCAGCGTTCGAGTCAATTAGAGTAAATTTAACCACGACCTGTATCTTATTGCTAATAATGAGGTTAATCGTGGTATCCGGTCCGAGGCTAGTCGTGAAATGCACGCGATAGCTTGTCCCACTGCTCGGATTAGATAATCTGGTCAGACAAAAATTAACCAGGAATGAGCCCTTCAGGATCAGCAACGGTGGGCTCCGCATTCTGAACAATATTCACTTTGTTATCAACAGCTTACGCCATTGGGATAGGGCATTTCTGCCTATCTCTTATAGTTTCTACAATGATTTTGCACTTGTTAACAAACTCATCATAAGAGTAATTACTCTTCATAGAGTTACACAATTTACAGCACGAGACACAGTTTTCTGGAATATACCCTATACTGTTATCCACTCTATCAATCCCGTTGTAAGTATATTGTGATTTGCACAAACCGGAGTTATTAAAAGCTTTGCTAGGAGGCGCTCCACAGTAGTAGCAGCTTCCCTTAGTAAGGGTCCTAAATAGCTCTTTGCTTAACTCAAAAGTAAAACCGCGACTCATGGCATTCCGTGCATATATGCCAAACAGAACGTTAAACGCTGCCACGCCATCGGGAAGAGATGCGTCCATCTGAGGAAGTTTCCTCTTCTCTTTGGCCATGTCAATCCGCAAACATCCGCAACTCTTGCGATTATCATGCAGTAACGCCCTGCTGGTTGATATTACAGTTTTACCGCAATCGCACAGGCATACCCACCGCGTCCGATTGTGTTTTGAATCCGTTTGTGCTGTTACAAGTAAGCGCCCAAAGCGCTGACCAACTAGGTTGGATTTCGTCATTGTTTCCTATAAGGTCGGACTATCACATCATCCTTCACAGGATGCCTCTTCATTTAGTCTCTACTGCTGCCCGGTTTCCCTGCTTGCAGTCTGTTCCCATTTCAGGGTTCATCTTGATTAGAAAAGGTTATTCGATATGGCTTTATTATACCATAAAGGTGCAATTGATTCAAGCCCTCATCAGTATATGATGATAAAAGACTCAAGTTCACACTTGATGTTCTGCCACTCTCCGTCACCAATGCCCGTGTCACCCTGCGCACCAAGTTTGATGCTAAAGATGCCGTCACGGCCAAAGATGTAGGTACGGAGAGCCGTCAAACCAGAAATGCTCTTGTAGGTAGCAGTCTGGGTGACTTGGTTAGTCTGGAAGAAGCGCACGCCGGTTCCAGGGAGTTCGATCATCTCAGTCAGATCAACCGAGATAAGGTCTTCCATGCGGGCGAGGCCCACGGGAGTCAATTTTGTTTAGGATACTAGAGTTCCCTCTAGCTCACTCTCACAGTCGCCTGTGAGTTCGGGCTGTATCATAAGCTCGTTAAAAGGTCGTCCAAATTTGCCAGCATTTTGTATCTTATCTCTCAAGAATATAAGCGATAAAGCCGCCCTCTCTCTCTTAATTCTCAAATACGGCACTACTTTCAGAAGGAAGTTTTCTTGATACTTCACACTTCCTAACTGCCAGCGCCATGTGGTAGGTTTGCATCTATACTTCCCGCCACCGTAAGAATTAATCAAAAAGTCTACAAGAGATAAGCACATATTCGTAAACCCGATAGATACCGAGTTTTCATATGTGTCAACATTCCCGTCACCGTCTATGAGACCGGCCACGTATGCTTGTGCAAGGTTTGGTTTACTTTTAAAGAGGCTCTCTAACATGTCAGTCTCTACGATACTTCTTGTTCCTTTTAGCCGTCTACAGTCAAGTGCTAAGCGTTTCCTCAGCTCAGGATTCTCTCCCACTATGCCGAAAAACTCCAGAACTATGCCTGCTTCCTGCTTCTTGAGAACCAAATAGGGTATTATGTCATTGAGAAACTCACAACAATTTTTCCTTCCTTGGGGGCTCCATCTATAGCCAATGGTGGTGCGTCTCGGGTCTTTCTTAGCCCTGAACGTCCCACCGAAGCGATCAACTACCCATTCCATTAAAGGTTTATCATCATTGTAGAACTCAATACTGACTTGGTAACCGGAAACTCCTTTGTAGTAAATTCCCAAAGTACCGTCCGTGTCCATCAAGCCCGCCATATATGCTACATCGCGGTTTTTCATTAATTCCTATTATACCAAAGTTATCTCGGGATTGTCTACCTTTCAGCAGAGATTCCCCGATATAGTTAGATTTTAGAAGCACCACTCCATAAAGAAATGCTTCAAAATATCAATAGGCGAGTTAGAGCTGTTGTCAGCAAGAATGTCGCCCAGAGCAAAGGGGTGGATAACGCCTGCAAATGTCTTGGAACCCTCATCGAACGGACGAACCGAACGACCGGCCAGACTCTGCACGGAGTTACGAACTTGGTTAAGACTCAGTGTGGTAAACGCCGAAGTGGTAGTAGCACCCAACTGGGTCAGCACACTAGCATCAACAGCACTTGCACCGTCAGCAGTTGCACGGACAAGACCACTCAAAGACTCACCAAGACGGTACGCAAGTTCACGCGCAACGTTTTCTACAGTATTGTCTATGGCCGTAGCTAAAGACAGACTTGAAAAGTTAGCGTAATCAGCATATTCTCCAATTGTCGCCGTGGTAGTAAGAACGTTCACCGAAATGCCACTACCAACTGTACCCTCAGTAGTCTGAGTAGTGTTAGCAGCAAGAGGCACATACATGAACAACTCATACTGGTTACCAGACTTCATCGGAAGATCAAGACGCTCCGAACAGGCCACAAAAGGTGTCTGGGCCTTCAAATTTTCGCGGAACTTCTTGTCGTAGTATCTCACTGTACTCTGGGGCAGATTGCTCTGACCATTGCTAGTAGGACTATATCCTGCCATAGTATTATTTCCCTATCATTTGTGACTTTGGTCCCTAGACGTTTGGGAGTCACTGTCCTTGGGCGTCAACCTAGTTAGTAATCCGACTAACCTCATTGACTCCGGCTAAGACTTCAACCAGAGTTTTGCTTACCTCACGCATTGGTAGCTTCGCAGTAATCCGACTACTAAGCCAACGTATTAAATACACTAGGTCTATACTTCCTATAAACCAATTATAGAGAAGCGCAGTCCTAAGCCTTTGTATAGCATGTCTGAAACCCATCTCTTAGCATAATCAGGGCGTCTTCATCCTGACCGTAGAAGTTCTTTTTAATAGCTACGACTCTGTATCCTAAGTCGAAGTAGAGCTTCTGAGCGGGGTTATCGTGTGCTACATATAAATAACAAACTGTGGAACCCTTGTAGAACTCGTGGAAAGCTTTAAATAAGCCTGTAGCAACTCCCATCCTCCGATAACCTGGGAGTACAGAAACGTTATAAACATAGGGGACGTCTTCTAACTCATACCTTCGAGTTGATAGTAAAAAACCTACAACGGCCCCGCCTTGTACCGCCACCCACGTCCTCCCGTGGGCGAGCATGTCTAAAAGCCCTGCATCAGGCTCTGGCTCGTCATGGCACGTTCGGTTTATCAGGAGTATGCTCTTTGTGTCGTCTCTCGTGAACTCTCGTATAATCATTGTCGTTACTTCCGCCTTTTAGCTGCCTCTAACTTGTCAATCTTAGACGCAAACTCCTTGTCACGATACAACCGGCGTTTATACTCGTCGGACGGCATTGCATTCACTGCTGCCAGTCCCGTAAATACTTTCTTCTGTCCGCCGATGATCACTTCATATACAATGTCGCTTCCCGGAGGGACAGGCGTTCCTGCATCGGATGTGTTCTCGCGGGTAAAGCCGGACGGCATCCTCGCAACTACAGATTCTGCCACAGGGGCTTGTGCCACTGCAACTGGAGCAACTTCAACAATTTCTTGAATAGGAACAATATCCTCCGCTGTGCCTTGCGGGGCTCTTGTAAGTACATTAAGCGCAGTCAGCGTGTCATAAGCTTTCTGAAAGTTCGCCTTAACTGGGGCGAGATTACGCTTAAGCATCCAGGCGGTAATGGCCTCAAGGTTGTCGTTACACCCATAATACTCAGGATTGTCGGAAACGAACGAATCGGCTTCCGTCTTGGCGCGAAGTGCGATGTTATCCCGCTGAATCGTCTGCAACGTCGAACCAAGAACACTCAGAGGGGCTCCCATAGCTGCTTCAAACAACGCTTCCGTGGCCGAGACCGCTGTCGTCGGGTCAAGCAGTCTGCGAGAAATATCAAAACGCTCATCATCCGTCAAATCGCGGGGCTTGAACTCAATGGGATCAGAGAAGCGTTCGGCGTCGGCAGGCATCTCTTCCTCAACAATGCCTAGCTGATTTTTGCGCGTCTCCTTGCGGAGTTTGCGGATAAGCAAAGTATTCTGCTCAACAAGCTTTTCCGTAAGTTCATCCGGTGTCCTATACTTGATAACCTGTGCGCCGCCAATAGGGTGCGAATTTTCATCGACCGGCTGGTAGCGGTAAACCTTTTCCTCTACAATTTCAGGAATCACTTGAATAGCTTCTACAGCTTCTACAGGCTCTACAGGCTCTACGGCCACTTCTAAAATCTCTTCGTTCATAGTGACTCCTCCTCACTGTCGCTCATTTCGTTACCGACATACTCCCCTATGTCTAAGTCTCGGGCAGCATCGAACGGTTTTTCCACCGCTTTGATCAAATGCAAATAATCGTTTACTTCCTGATTCATGTAATCTGTTATTGCTGTATAGAACTGGGCCGCTACTTTGGCGGACCTGTGCCGAGACAAGACCTTCTTCTCTTCGGCTTCGTCCGCGTTCATCAAAGCTACCGCAAAGCGGTCAACGGCTGTTCTGCAAACCTTATGAATCACTTTGTATCCCGGATGAGACATGACGGCTGCTAGGCTGGCCACTTCTTCGGGCTCTAGTCGTATCTCTGGTTCAAATCCTTCCATATCTCTCCTTTATGGAACATTACCGTGCGGTAATAAATACACTTACCCGTTCGGTTACATGTTAAGATGTAACCGAACGGGAACTTGTTGTAAACTATTCCACAGTAGGCTCGCTTCCTTCCATACCCGCTGGTGCGGGCTCTCCCTCAGTAGCCTCACTCATTGCACTGTTTCGGAACGCACCCACAATCAAGTCCTTCTGAATTCGATCTTGAGCAGCTTGATTTTGTAACTGCTGCTTCTGTACGAAGTTCTGTTGGCTCATTGCCTGCTGCGTTGCTAACTTGGACTGCTGTTGAGCAGCCTGTGACTTAGCGGCCTGCTTCTGTTTCATTTCAGCGGTCAAGGGCTTCACAATATCGTTGAAGTTCTTCCATTCGCTAGCTTCCATCCACATCTTCAAGATTTCCTTGAAGTCAACATACTCCTCGTTAATATCTGCGAGGTTCTGTTGGATTGTTGGATTCTCGAATATCTGAGTAATCAGAGTCATCGACTGTGCCATAGTCTTCTTAGCTGCCAGACTAGACCCTGCGAGAACTTCATATTCGATTTTAGCATCGTGGAACTTCTGCAAATCTACTGTGTAATCCTTGCCCTTCTCTTCTCCAAGGATTGCGAAAATCTCCGCATCCGAGAAGTAAGTAAACACTAACTCGTCTAGTACATAAAGGAACGGCTTGAATACCTGCTCAATGAAGTTATCCAGAGGGCCGTCCAAGCGAGTAGCACTTGCCTGTCCTAACTGTGCAGCTCCACCAGCAGTGCGGCCCATTGAAGACCGGGGTCCTGCTGAAGAACCTTGGACAAGCTGTGCGTCGGCACCCGAAGTGCTTTCCGTCGCCTTCTCTGACTCTGACAAAGCCGCCCACACATCCGGCGGAACTTTAGGAGTCTCAAGCAACCGATAACTCTTATCAACCTCTGTGTCAACCGATAGAATCTTTCCAAGACCCGTCCGAATCATCTGTGTAGGGTTGTTTGAATCCCTCTTACGCAGATAAATCGGATTGACTCCAAACGAGAGAATCTTCAGGATAGCGTTAATAGCACCCTGGTCCACTCTCTGATTCTGTCCAACAATAAGTCCCAGACCCATTCCGTAAAACGCCTTGGGGCGGTTCCACCAATTAGCCGATAGAAAAGGAATAACACCGAAGTCGTTCTTACCAGAATAGAGTTTCTTCTTACGATCAATAACAACGATTTTGCGCTTCTTGTCCCAGTACTCCAGAACTTCTAACTTCTTGAAAAGCAAATCAGGAGAAGTCTGAATGTTGATTTCCTCGGAATGATGCACCACACCTTTGATGTAGGCAGCTTGGTCGCTAACCAACAATGCAGGGCTTCCGGCATCCGTAGGAGGCATGAATAGGTCTTTCAGATCGCTCTCACTTGGTAGCACCCATCCCGCCTTATCGGGGTGATCTTTCGGAAGCGCCGCAATCCCCTTGATAAGGTCTTGAAGCATGTAGAAGTCCATATACCGACAATCAATAGCCCAGTCAGCACGCCGAATATCTCCCACACTGCAATGCGGGTCCACAAAGACTTTGCTTATCTCGCGGGATTCAAAGAACGGCCTTGGGACCCATTTGCTCTTAATCTCAATCTTGGGGGGTTCGTCAGTCGGGATACTTACCGAACTCTGCGCCTGAACAGGGCCAGATGTAATCGTAGAGACCGCTGCTGTGCGTGTCTTGGTAATTACTTCCTTATAAGTGATACCCCACTTCCAGATTCCTGTTCCAAGGTGCGCCATCTGCTCAAGGCCGTATTTAGTCTCAGCTTTGAACCGGCATTCATCTAGTAACTCGGAAAATAGAATTGTCTTGGCGTCCACCGTGTCTTGAGATGTACCAGCATGAGGGCGTAGTACCATAGGAGGGTCTTGGTAGAACAGACCTTTGTAAAGTTGTGGCACTATAGCATTGATGCATTTAGCAACGGTAAATCGTTGCACATTAGGTTCCAGTATATATGTATTCTCAAATACGCTAATAGGACGTGGACTCTGGAATAAAAGATCACTATCCCGCCAGAGTAGACTATATTGTTTATTTGCAATATACGACTCAGAACTAGCAGCAGAACCTACTACTAAAGATACTTCGGCATCTGCACTTTTCAACTCACCTGACGGTTTATAATCCAACTCGGTTAAAGTCCTGCTAGGATTTGAGGCGTCAGCTTCAATTAGACTCATTCACTCCCTCCATCAATTTAAGCTTGTCATCACATAGAAACTGAACATCACATCGCCCTTCTACCAATCCTTGCGACCCGCTTCTCTTCCTGCGCCAGCCAATAATCTACTGCGTGACGTTCTACAATCTCACAATATAGGCACAAAACCCACTCGCTAAAGACCGTCTGTGTCACTGTCTCTCCGGGGAAGGACCGAATAAATCCGTCAATAACACTCTGTTTAATTTCCTCGTAGCTTCTTGCCGCAGGGCCAGTACGCATATAGCCTCCGAATGGTCAGTTCAATGCTTCAAATGCTTCCTTTACCCCATTAAATCACTAAGGGGATCAATATAATGCTCAGCTACTTGCGGAATAGGTGTATTGTTTACTTGGTATTGCGTAGTCGGATTATCGTCGGTAGACCCCGCTTCGTTCAACTTCGCATATTTTCCCAAGCAATAGATTCGATTGTGCAAATCCTGAGACTGCATTGCAGCAACGTAGTCCATGTTTACGGAGTTCACCTTAGCGTCCATGTCAGCATATCCTCCAAACTGTTCTACAAGAAGGGATACCGCTGATACAATGTCGTCATGTCTATCGTCGCCCGCTCCGGTGAACTTCCCCATCTCTTCATAAATGTCATTGAGTCCTTCACAGGAATTCAGGAAGTACATCCTCTCGTCCCCGAGAAGTCTAAGAACCGGCTTAGCTTTCATCTTCTTGGACGTAGCTTTGCTCCCAAGTCCCAAGCTGCAGAACTCAACAGGAATGGAAATCTTGAGTTTGTCCATCTCGCGGCGGAGTTCCCGTCCCATCCACTTGACTCCGACCGAATCCTCAATAGCGATGCGCCTTGGCTTCCACTTATAGCCAACATTAGCAATTACCTTGGGAAGGTCGTATTCATTGAACCGGCCCCTGACCATATTGATGATATAGAATCTACCACCAAAGATAAGAGCGGTCATAATCACAGTGTAATCTGCCCACGACTTTGTACTGTATGCAGTATCTACTGTCGTAACTACGATGCCCTGCGGGGGGAATTGGCTGTGCGGGATTGTACGCCGAATCAGCAACTCTCGGGGGAACTTCACATTATTAATCTTTCTAGGATTGTTGAGATACTTAATAGCGAAGTTACCAGCCCCGGCGTCCTTCTTAAATTCTTTTGAAAGGAATTCATAGTTTAGACGTTCAGGAAACCACAGAACCCAGTCGTTCTTCGTCAGTTCTTCCTCAATCTTTCCTAACTTCTTAGCTTCCTCAGTAGGCCACCAACAAGCACGAAGATGAACCTTTACAAAGACACTACTATCTAAGATACCACTATCAACAGAGCCGTGAATACTCTCAAGAAGTCCCTCTTCTTTGGCAAACTTCTCCTCCTGAGCGATAATACGGCCATATTCGTCTTGTTCATTATACCAAGTGCCTATAACGTCATAAAATCCAAAAGGATTAAGCATCGCCTTGTTAATGGAAATCTGCTTATTAACTGTTTCAATTCGAGTAACTGTAGTACTATTCTCATTAGTAACAACGTCGTCCAGCTTCAAAACGCAATTATGAGTTATAGCGCCAACAACACAAATAGTCTCGTCTTCGTCTACCTGCATAGAAACAACAGGACCCTCTGCAACATCCTCTACCTTATCGACCGTAGAACACGCACAGCCACTTCTAGGAATAGTAGTGTTGCCTTCATACTCTCCAATATTTCCCCATATCCGTAGTGTTCTGTTCGTATTTGCAATAAGCGTACATGATTGCTCCATTCCAAGCTGCTGCTTCAAAAGGAGCGCTCCCGCTGCAATTTCTCTGGAAACTGTTGTCAAACTTCCTCGTTTGTCTCCGTCGCCCTGCCACAATCCCCGAGCAAAGGCCAAAGCGAGTTCTAGAGGAGCATTTACGACCCATGATGGTATATTCTTCCTAAACGGTCCAGCGTACATCTCTCTAAAAACGTCAGTAAACAACGAAGGAGCTCGTCTAATATACAAAACAATCCCTTTGTCTGAAACTTGCTTTATACGGTAACTATCTGCTCCGTATTTTACAAACAAATCTCCGAGTTTAGAAAATATCTCAGTCTCATCAATGTGCCCAGCGAATTGTACCTGATTTTTATTTATTGAGCCTTCTGCAACAAACCACCCAAGCATGTTATAAACATCTTCGCACATTGGAACGGGCGACATGGGCGACTCTTTAACATACGGGCGTACAACTGCATCTCCTTTGCGCAGTTCCCCGGCATCCTTCCATTCCCCGGAATCCGTCAAAAAAGGATGGTCTATAGAGCACGTTACTGGGAACCCATACAACTTCTTAAAGGTGATTTTAACCTTTTTGGCAGTCCTTTCTTTGAGCGCAGTAATCCTGCGGTACCTTCCCTTGTGTGTAAGGACTTTGTCGCCTATTTTGAAATTCTTAACTTGTTTTACACCACCTTCAGTATAGACCCAGGTCTCAGGGTCTAAGCAAAAATGCATACCTGACAACGCCTGCTCAATGGACGCGGCCCTGATTGTAGGCTCTTTATCGTCTCCGCCAGCCGGTGTTTGAAACTCTAACTGACTCCCTTCCGTAGGCGTAACGCAATGCTCAGGAAATAGAACTTGAAACATACTATCGGACCACTCACCCGTCTCCCGATCCATCAACTGCCGGGGGCCAAAAGCAGCCTTCCCTTTCCCATCGTCTTTAGTCGTCTGGTCCTTTGTAAAATGCTGCTTAGCTTCCCCCACAAAGTCACCAGCAAGCCGGTAAACCCCAGTAAGAATCAAAATTGTAACGGTCGGAAAGCAAATCGTCCACTGCACACAATCAGCAACATCAATACTTGACTTAAAACCTCCACGAGGCACTAGCAGGAGACGCTCTTTCAAGTCAGTATACTGCGTTGCGAACGCCTCAAAGGACGGATAGGTAGGGTCTTTCTGCACAAAAAACTTGTTGCAAATTTCTTCGTGAGTAAATACGGTGGTTTGGTTGTACTTTTCTAGCAAATGACACAAGAAATAAAGATTGGTCTGAGCCATAAAACGGTATTTAAGGAGAACCTCTACATCTTCTTGCGAGGAAAGTAACTCACTCGTTGTCTTCCCCACCTTTGCCGACCAAGATTCATAGACCATTTCTTGCTGCTTAAGGGGCAGTCTTTTGAAACTTATACCAGCCCTTTTTACCAAATCTGTGTCGCTAAAATCCCGATACTGATAATTGGGGAGATACCTGCACTCGTCATATAAGTTTTTTAATTTATCGAGTTGCATGTACCTCCCATTCATCACCTCGTACTCTGACATCCTCTCGGACTTGCCCCATTACTGGGCCGTCAGTCAACTCCTTCAGGCAATGCAGCGCCTATGCAGCTTGATTACATCATG